CCTCGACGACATGAGGCGACTGAAGCGGTTCCAAGCCGAGATGCGCGTCAAGGCCGGTAGCCTGTCCGGCCTGTACGGCGGCACCGAACTGCACGGCAGCATCGACCTGTACGACCGTAAAACGCGCAGCACGGTGGATTGGAAGATCACCGGCGACACCACCATGAGAGCGGCGAAAGCCAACGGGCCAAGCCAGCAATACCGCGTGCAAGCCAGCCTCTACGGCATCGGCCTGGAAAACGCGGGCGAGAAATGCGAGCGCAACTGCATCTTCATGCTGCCCAGGAACAAAACCAGTCTCGACGACGCCTATGCGTGGGAGGTTCCGTTCGACCCGAAGCCCGGCCGGTGGGCCATGAGCCGCGCCCAACTGCTCATCAATTTGATGGACTGCATCGAACTCGCCGACGGGCCGGAAGTGCGCGACGCATGGATACATTCGCTGCCCACGTCGCCATCGCATTGCTTCCAATGCGGCAGCTGGCCAGACGACCAACTGGGCGAACTCTCGGAGTTGAACGCCTCAATGCACCCTGACGTACCCGCCAAATGGGAAACGCTCAAACAACTGCTCCAACCAACATACGAAGGATGAGAAACCATGTACGGAAACCAGAACCAATACCAGCAGCAGAACAACTTCCAGCAGCCGCAGCAGGCGGCGCCGCCCGTGGAGATGAGCCTTGATTCGGTGATGCAGGGCGGTTCGCCAGGCCTGTTCGACAAGAACGACCCGGTGGGCACCAGCCATCAGGGCGAGATCACCGGAATCGAGGCGCAGCAGCAGACCGAATTCCAGACCGGAGCCCCATTGTTCTATCCGAACGGCAATCCAAAGCCGCAGGTCGTCATCCACCTGAAGACCGGTCTGCGCGACCCGGAGCGCAACTACGACGACGGAGTTCGTGCCTTCTACTGCAAGGGCTATTCGATTCCGAATCTTCGTGCGGCGAGCCAGCAGGCCGGCGTGGGCAACTTCCCGCGCGTCGGCGACACCATCCGCATCACGTTCAGCGAGACCAAGCCAAGCCAGACGCGAGGCTTCGCCGACGCGAAGATCTACAGCTTCCAGATCACCCCCGGCAACCCGAACAAGGCCGGTCTGGAACAGGCGATGTCCGACCCATACGCCGGCCAGCAGCCCAACGCCATGCCACAGACCACACAGGGCTATGCCCCAGCGCCGCAGCAGCCTGCACAGGCGGCCTCGCAGCCTGTGACTGCGCAGCAGGCGACGCAGATCCTCCAGTTGAAGGCCATCGGCAAGACCCCGCAGGACATCGCGGGCATGATGGGTCTCACCCTGGAACAGGTGCTTGCCGTCGGGCAATCGTCGCAGCAGGGCGGCCAACAGCCGGAGCCTGAGTTCTGACTGGTTCGAACGTAACCGCAACGTAACAGGCGTAACCGCATGGCGGATAAACCACGGGCGGTTACGTAACCGTACGTAACCGGTTACGTAACTTGTTACGCAGTGGTTACACACCAACGTAACCGTCAAAAACCAACAATTCCAAGGCCTTAACCGTTACAAGTTACACAGTTACAAAAAACATGTAATAAATATGTTTTCTCCTATATATCTATATATTGTGTGTTTTTTGTTTATAGGGCGTAATGCGTAACAGTTAGGGCCGGCTATCCAAGGAAGGAAGATATGGCCGGCCAATACGATGATTACAGGCCTATCCCGGCTGAGGATCTGCCGGCGAAATACGCCGGCTGCTTTAAACTGCTCGAACTCTCCTTCACACCACCGAACGATTTCGACCGCGTGATGACCATCACCGGGCAATCGCTCCAACTGATCACCGACGGTGATGACAACGGCAAACGCGGCAAAACCTTGGTCATGCACGCCGGATACCAGAAAGCCATTTGGGAACTCCGGGAAGGCCATCTGCGCTACTGCCCGTCACAGCAGCGACTCTGGCGCAGAGACCCGGACATCGAAGACCATCCGGGAGAACGCCGCCTGCTCAATAGCTGGCACCCGGTCAAAAGCATCGAGGACGAATACCACATCGGCGAGCGCAGCAACGACCGGAACCGCAACTATGCGGTGAGCAGCACCATCATGCGCGAAGCTAAGCGAGCACAATGGTTCCGTCAGGTTGAACGCGGAGTGCGCATCGACCCGTGCGTGTGGTATCGCAAGGATGGGCATGTGGTCTGTATTCGGGGCGACACCGATATGGCTGTGACCCAGACGTTCGATCCGCGGAACATGGGCAACCAAGTGGTGGAGCAAGCCAAACGAATCTGTGAATGGCTGACCGTTGACGGTAAGTCGTGCGCCACCCCGTGGCTCGAACCGTACAAGCAGTTGAGTTTTGTTTTGTCAGGTCATGGTGGCGATGGAAAGACGTTGCTGCTGTCGAACGCGGTGCAGCGCGTGCTGGGTGATCGCAAGTCGTTCCCGGCGTTCAAGACCACCGGTTATTGCGACAGCGGGTTCTCGCTGAATCGTGAGTCGATGAACGACATGATGGCTGGCATGGCGTTCGCCTATGACGACGAGGCCGGCGAAGTGACCGAGCGTATGCTCCCCCTGCTGCGCGCGCTGTCCACCGGGGCGACGATGAGCGCCCGCGTGGTGGGAGGCAAGTATTATTCGATGACGCCGACGGCGACCATCGTGATTCTGACCAACATGCCGTTCGCCGATTCCAGCGAACCATCGGACAAACGCAGGTTCATCAAGGTGGAGATGCACCCGTCCGAGGGACGCTCATACGAGCAGTATCATGCCATCGAGCTGTTTATCCGCGAGCATCCTGCGGCGCTCTATGCGGCGTCGTGCCGCCTGTGGGAGCAGGGTGACGAACCGGAGATGGTGAATCTCAGCCCGGCGCGTGCCATCAGCGACGAGATGTATTGGCTTATCACCGAGATTCTGACCAACGAGGAAAAGTGCGGGCAGCTCGTCGCCTCGCGCGACGCCTACCGTAACGAATTCCATAAGCCGATACCGGGCGACGTCATGTCATTGCTTGGCCTGGCAAATGGCATCACGAAAGTGTGGGGTGGTCAGAAGCGTGTTGTTCGCGTCCAGGACGAGTCACGGTTCGACGTGTACCGTCAGGCCGTCAAGGCTGAGGAAGGCGACGATGGCTCGCCGGTAACCCCCGAGCCTCCGTTGCCGTTGGAGCTTGATTCGCAGCTGCCGCCCTCATTGTTCGGTTTCGAGTGCGACTATGTGCCGGCCAATCCCGACAAGAGCGCGTTCAACTGGAAGAAGCTCGCGCTCGACCCCAATGTGGACACCAGTCAGGTGCCCGCCAACGTGGAGGCGTATGCGGTGGTTCCAGCTCCGGGATTCATGGTCATCGACATGGACATGAGCAAAACCAGTGGCGATGACGGGTGGACCGTGCTCAACCGGCAGGTGGGCCGGTACGGCACCCCGGCGTTCCCCTCGACCTATCTCGTGCGCACCCCCTCCGGAGGACTGCACGCCTACTACCGACTGCCCGAGGCATTGCGCGGCAAGGTGAAGAACGCCGTCCACCTGAAGACCAGCGAATACCACGACGGCATTCCCGTGGATTTGCGCGTGGAACGCAAGGGATACGTCATCGGAGCGGGAAGCACCGTGAACGAGGGCGACTACCGCGTATGCGACCTCCCCGGAGACGATGGCATACCCGAGGCCAGTCGTGAGATCTGCCGGTGGCTCGAAGCCATTGGCAGCATCGAAGGAACCGACCCCAAACAACTCCGGCCTTCGACTCAACGCTCGCAATTGCCCGCGGCTTCGCGTGAGCCTATCCGGCTCAGCCTCGCCCAGGTCATGGCCGACGACGATAAACAGCCGCGCCGCGAACCACGCCCCGACATGACCCCAGTGCCCGAGGGGCAGCGCAACCAGACGCTGCACGACTGGGCCTACGGGCGAGCCGCCAACCATCCCGACAACCTCCGTCAAATCGAAGCCGACCTATAC